TTCATCTGATTATCCAGCTGCGCCTGCGCGAGCGGCGTCAGCGTGACATCATTGCGATAGGTGGGCGCTCCGGTCGGGTCCTTGCCGGTCACCTTGTAGAGCGAACTTCCGAAGGGCGTGTACTGATCTACGCGGTTCAACGCCGCATTGTAGGAGGCCGTATCTTTGTTGCTTTGCGTCTGCGCTGCGGCCGTCTGATACGGATCTGGCGGATCGGGAGCCTTACCCATGGAGCCAGCCCCGCGCCTGCGCATCCTCGCGCAGCAGCCCCAAAATCACGGCATCGCCATGATCCCCGCAGCCGCGGCGCAGGCAGCCTTCGCGCACGAAGCCGAGCCCCTCATTAAATTTGAGCGCCCTGGCATTTTCGGAAGAAATGATTGTCGTCACTCGCTCCACCCCCAGCTGACCGAACGGATAGTTCAGCAGCTTCTGGATGGTGGAGCGTGTCGCCCAGCGGGCGTCAGTGGCTGCCATCGAAATCTGGCAATTTCTATATCGTCTTTCCCAGCCGTGAACAACCATCACCGCAACGATATCGTCACGCGTCGCCACGCCCAGCGCCTGCGCGCCTTCGCGGTGCCAGGCTTCGCCGCTTGGGATATGGTCGATATGCTCCGCGCACCAATCGAGCAGCCGGGGATCGTTGAACACAAGCCACCGGTTCGCGCCGATGCGCTCGAGCTGCATCAGTAGATGCCGCCGCGCTCGAATGAATAGGCAATCGCGTCAATCGAAGGCTGCTGGCCTATGGTGTTGGAGCGAATGCGCGCTGATGCGCAGAAGCCCATGCCGCCGGCCCATTGCCAGTCGAAGCCCATGCGGTTGCTCGCGGACCATGGCGAGCTATTCCATGGCGATGTGTTCCACGGGCTGCCGCCGGTACCTGCCACCAGCGCCGGAACCGACGCCGAAGACAGATAATCGAAGTTGACCGCGAGCGTGATCGACGCGGAAAACCGCGACTGCGCTTCGCTGATGATCCGCACTTGCGTGAACATCTTGGTCAGCGCCTGATCGCCGAAATAGTTGAACGCCGGCAGCATGTCGGATGCGATCGCCGCGCCATCGTCATCTGTGCCATATTCGCCCTGATAGACCGTGCCGTTGCCGCCGAAGAACAGGCTGTCCTGGGTTGATTCCCAGCAATTGGCGTTGATGCCGGTATAGCGGCACCACGCGCCGGTGAGCGTGTTCATGACGAACTGAAATGCCTTGGCGTCTTCGGCCGTGGGCACGTTGAAGATCAACCGGCTGCCGCTGGGGAACAGCGTCGCCTGCCAGCCGAAATTGCCGCCGAACGTCGCCGCCGCATCTTTGGCGGCGTTGATGATCTTATTCGATATCGTCTTGGCGGGCGTCGCGCGATCGATCTGCAGCACGGTCGACAATGGCACGAAGCCGTCGGCGCAAATCAGCGCAACATCGGTACCGACGCGCGTCCAGAAGCGGCGCCCGATCGGCCGACCGATGCGTGCTTGCCCTGTCCGGGCCCACGTGGTGGCACTGGCCGGATTGTCGCCCTGGAAGATGATCACTTCGCCTTCGGTCGACACGAACGCGGCATAGGATATCGTCGCCTGCGAGCCCGCGACCGTCCATGTGATCATGCCGGCAAGCGAGCCGCCCAATCCGAACAGCGACGACAGATCCAGCTGCGTTGCCGCCCCGCCGATCGACTGCAAAGGCAGGTACCAAACGTTGAAGCTGTCTTTCTCGACGAACCACACGCGTTCGCCATAGGCGTTGATGCCGATCGCTTTCGTGGTATCGAAGCCCGTAACCGCTGGCGCGGCGAGCGCATTGGTCCACGCCGCACCATCATAGCGCTGCATCGGATCGCCATTATTGACCGCCAGCAGAAAATGGCCGCCGGGCGTGCCGAAGTTGATCCATTGGAAGCGGGCATTGGCGAGCGCGGAAACGGCCGCTGCGCCCACGGCTGCCTTGGCCGTCACATCATAGATATGCGTGCCGGCCGCGGCGAACATTTTCACCGTGCTGCCTGAGCGATAGGGCATCAGGCTTTCGACGGACGCACCCAGGCCGGTTGCCCATGCGCGATAGCCGGCGCGCAGCGTTACGTTGCTGGTGCCGGGAACCCAATTGTCGAGAATGACCGCATCCGTGGGTTTCATCCCGGCGATGCTGTCACGGGCGTTGAGGCCGCCAATGGGGGCCGGCACCGTCCTTACCTCAGTAACAGGCCCTCGCTTCGCGCCGGATGGCCCCAGCCCCATGCGCTGGCGCATCAGGGCGCTTCTCATGAGCTGGGCCAATTACCGTCAGGAATCGGCGGCATGCCAAGCTGGTGAAAGCGTGGCGCGCGGCGGCCAAGTGGGAGATTGGGCGACACGAACGAACGCGTCTGTTTCCGGCCCACCGCATTGTCATATTCGGCGCGCTCTTCGGCATAGTTCATGCCCTTGGCGGCCAGGAAGCGCCATTTCAGGCCCATGATGAACAGGCGATCCGGAATCAGCGGAAAGTCGGTATCGGCGCTGAAGGCGGACTTTCCCATGCCGGCCGCGCTCTGGCACCAGTTCGCAGAGACATATTCGAACGTGATCGCGTCGTTCGTCGTCGGCACCGGATCGAAATGCATCTGGCCGTTCATGATGCGATAGCGGAGCGTCGGCCACGCGACCGAAAGACCCGAGCGCAGGAACTGCCATTCTCGATCGGAAAGCGGCCCGACAACCTGCCAGTGCGTGTTGCTGTCCCACCCGGTGCCTGAGCGATAATAGAGGATATCGGCCGGGAAGTCGTAAGCTTCCTGGCCGGATACGAGGTTAATCGTCTGCTCCCCCCGAAGCCCCGGCCAGGCCCCTGCTACGTCGGCCAGCTCTTCGCCTTCGAGATTGAGAAGCGCCAAGAGCTGCTGTGCGGTCCGATCAGGGCTGTTCGCCACGATCGTGGGCATCGGCTGCCCAAGTTCGGCCATGGCCGCCTGGGCGATCTGCAATAGCGTCTTCGCCAAGGCGGAATTCCTTTATGCGCTCAGAAGCGCAACCCAATTGAGACTGCCGGCGCGCGCAATGAACTTGGCCGTTTTGGCGGCTCCAACCGCGAACGCGCCGTTTGCCGCGATATTGTTGATGGCGCCGCCCGCGGCCGGATAAACCGAAAGCGAGTTGGCCCCCAAGTTCGCGACAACATATTCGTCGCCGGGCTGCGGGTTGGCCGGCAGAATGACGCCGGTGCCCGCCGCCGTGGTGACGATGATATTATTGTTCGAAGGCAGCGCCAGCGCGGTGCCCTGGGTGGCGCCGGTGGCCACCAGCTGATCGCTGACCGTGCCGCTGATCGCCTTGGCGGTAAGAGCCGCGAGGCCCGCCGCCATCATCGGACGAAGGCTGTTAGCCATTAGCATTTCCCCTTCCACGACGGCCGCCAGCGGGTGACGGCTCACCACCAGCGCCAGCTTCGCCTGCATCGCCTTCGCCGGCAGCTTCGGGCTCGCGCGGCGAGATCTGCAAACCATGCTCTTGGAGCGTCGCCATCAAATTGGTGACGACGTCGGTCAGCTTGCCGATCTGCTCCTGCATGGCCTGCTTTTCCGGATCCATGCTGGCCTTGCCCGACAGATAGGCGCGGGCCTTGTCGCGCAGCATCCGAGCACCAAAGCCCAGGCCATCGATCAGCGAATCTGGAACCGTGGCCAGCTGGCGAACGGACATCACGCCGTTGAGTTCGAGCCGCCGGATATCGCCTTTAGCAAGCTCACCCCAATCGGCCAGGCTGGTGCCGTCGTTGCCGAGCTGCTCGCCAATCTGGAAGCGTGCCCAGGCGTTCGGGAAGCGCTCAGGATCGGAAGGCCGATCGGGAAACGTTTCAAGCCGCACGGGCTGGTCATAGACCGTCTTCATACCCGGGAAGACGATGCGGACGTGCGGGACTTCCACATAATCGGTGCCATCGAAATTGGGCACCTTGTTCATGTAGAATTCCGCGATAACCTCATCGTCGCTGCCCGTGGGCACGGTCCCGCCCTGGCCGCCATTGTCGAACCGATCGAGCTTCGACCAATCGATGTTCCACGCCTTCTCCATGATCAGGCCTCCGTCTGAGGCGCCGGAGCCTGTTCATCGACCGGCGCGGGCTCTTCCGCAGCCGGCGGCGCGACGCGCTCCACCGGATTGGAGAAGGCCTCGCCGACGTGATCCGCCCAATCGTGCGGATAAGGATGGCCATTGGCCTGCGCGATCGCGACCAGCAGCGCAGCAGCGCCATCCGGAAGCACGGGCTTCGTGGTTTCGTCAGTCACGTGGGCGTCTCCTTAAGTGATGGCACCTTGGGCGAATGGCCGGTTGAGCAGCAGCAACGCCTGGGTTGCGCTCATGGTGAATTTGCCGGTGCCGGTGCCGATGTCCTGAGACACGGCGCAAGCGAACTGGCAGTTCACCATCTGCTTGGACGCAACGC